TAGATTAATGCTTCGTGGTCTAATAAGAGACCTTGTACTTGGTGGTAACTCTGGTATTGTTAATAGTTCAGAATTGTATTACACAGGTGCTGCACTAACTGGTATTGATTACGCATACTTAGCACAGACTAGATATGCTTTTGAAAGAGCTGAATTTTACGCTAAGGCAGCAATGCGTAACTGGTCTGGTGGTGACGTTATTCAAACTACTCCATCATTCTCCACTTATGATGCATCTAATGGAAATATTGTTGTTAATTTCCCAGATCCAACTCAATCAATTACAACTTCTGACAGAATTGCATTCCAAGAAGGTGGTCTAACATTTACTTGTGATCAAGATGGTGATGGCAGTGAACATGCATATCCAAGACCATCTGACCCATCATACGGTAAGAGTCTTCCTATTACTGCTGTTTCATCTAGTGCTGGAGTTACTAGTGTAACATGTAATGTTGGTATAGGAGGTAGTGCATCTAGTTCTACTCACTCATTCGTTAGTGCTCTAACAAATGCAACTCTTATCATTTACAATCCAGTTAGTCTATCCACTCCAATTCCTCTGTTTGAAGATTGGAATATATTAACTGATTCTACTGGATCTGCTGCTATTGCAGTTCACACACCAACCAATGCTACTTACAATCCTGCCAATGGTGATTTCACAGTTACTGTTGAAAGTCATGGATTATCTACATCTAACACAATCCGTATTGCACCCGAATCATTTGCATTTAGTTGCAGCATGGATGGTAATGCTAGTGAGCATCTTTTACCATCAACAGGTCAAAGTGCATATGGAAATGCATTACAAATAACTGGTACAACCACAGATACTTACACAGTTAATGTTGGTGCTTCTGGTCCTGATCAACAGTGGACTCCATCTGATTCATCATACGAACCTTCAACTGGTATCTTAACATTAACTCTTGGTGAAAATCATGGATTAACTCCAGGCATAGGAATTCTCATTGAACCTAATTCATTGACATTTACATGTACAATGGACAACAATGATTCTCAGAAGACGTATCCACGTTCGGGAATCGATCCATATGGAGAGAGATCAGTTCCTGTTCAATCTGTTACTGATACAACAGTTAGTGTTAATATTGGTATTGCTCCTCCTAACAGATACTTTACACCAACATGGGCACATTACGAGGCTGCTAGTGGTGACTTAGATTTCTATATCGGTCAGCATGGTTTAGGTGTAGGACGTAATATTGTTTTAGAGGATAATTCATTAACCTTTGCTTGTGATCAAGACGGTTATTCTACTGATCATACTTATCCTCGTCCTGGTACTGATCCTTGGGCTGGTAAATCTATTTCTATTATTGATGTTGAGAAGAGTACACATACACCAACCGATGCTCCATATAATGCTGGAACTGGTGAGATAACATTTACAGTTGACAATCACGGATTTAGTAATGGTGATTATATTCAGATAGCAGATAACTCTTTAACTTATGGTTGTAAGTTAGGTGGTACTGGTGTTCATACTTATGTTGGTGGCACTGCAACTTCTGCTGTAATTTCAGGTGGTAACTACGCACACTCATTCGTATCTGCTGTAACAAATGGAGTTACCTCAAATTCTGGTAACTTACCTAATGCAGTTACTAACGTACAATACACTGCATCTTCAGGTGATATGGTTATCACCTCTAATAGTCATAACTTATCAACATCCAATACAATTAATATTGCTGACAATGCATTAACATTAACTTGTGCAATGGATGGTAATGCAACTCAGAAGACTTATCCTAGACCAAATGATCCTGCATCTGGTTCAACTCTTGCTATCAGTGCAGTTACACAAAATACATTTACTGTAAACGTAGGTTCATCACCTGCAGTAACTCATGATGTTACTGGTGCTGATTATAATCCTGAAACAGGTGAAATGGTATTAACCACTTCAAATCAACATAATCTTGTTGGAGCCTTTTCTTACACACCTACTTCTGCTACTTACAACCCAACATCGGGTATTATGAGTATCACAACAAATGGTGCTCATGGTCTATCTGTTGGTGATAAGGTTAGGTTAGACGATGGTGCTGTAACATTCAGTTGTTCATATGGTGCTGGTACTCACAACTATGTTGGTGGTCTCGTTGATGGTTTAGATAAAGTTATTGATCAAAACGGAGTTGTCTACAATATTACTGATGCTGCTTATACTGCTACATCAGGTGTCATGAACTTGACTCTTGAGAAGTCTTCTGATGGTAGTGTTCATGGATTAACAACTTCTGATACAATACAAATTAGAAATGGTGCTTTAAAATTCCAGTGTAGTGCAGATAACTTTAATACAACTCATGCATATCCACGTGAGACTGACCCATTTGCAGGAAAACAAATTACTATTGACAGTGCAAACACTAATACAGTCACTGTTAATGTTGGTGTTAGTTCTCCAGGAACTGCTTATCCACGTGCTTCTGACCCTGTAAGTGGTAAGGACATCGAAATTCTTGCAAAAACTTCTAATACCTTTGATATTCAAGTATTAGATTCTACACCTTCTACTAACACAGATACACATACATTTGTAAGTGGTGTTGCTAATAGTATAAGAAAGGTAGGTATAAGTATTAGAATTGCTCCTGATTCTCTTGCATTCACTTGTGATAGGGATGATAATGGTACAGTCCATACCTATCCTAGATCAACTGACCCTGCATACAATACAGCATTAGAAGTTATAGATTATACTTCTAATACACTTACAGTTAATGTTGGTAAGGCAAGTGCTGGTAGTTCTTATCCTCGTGCAGGATTTGATTATATTTCTGGTCGTTGGATTCCTGTTTCTGCTGTAACTACAAACACATTTAAAATTAATGTTGGAAATTCTTCTTACACTGGTAGTCATAAGTTTATAAGTGCTGCAACAAATGCAATTTCAAGACAGACTGGATGGATTAGAATTAATGTAAATGCTGCTGGAATAGGTGCTTCTATTCACCTCTTTAAAGGTGCAACAACTAACGCTATTAAGTTTGAACCTCGTGCTACACATACATTTGTTGGTGCAGCTACTAATGCAGTTAAGCATCTTCCACAAGCAGGTCATACCTTTAGATATACTCGAAATGAATCAATTAATGTATATGCACCAGGATCTGCTCCTCTATGTGCTGGTGTAGAATCTAGTATCTCTACTGAAATGGAAATTGTAGATGGTATTCTACAGTATGCTGCTAATCCTGATGCTACTTCATCGATTGAACCTGGATCTCTTACTAAGACATTTGGAACTCTATTTGATACTTCTGCTCTTATTACATATCCAGATAACTTTATCTATGATCAGAATAATACAAGGATGGCAATTCGTGGTATTTACGATGATTATCCTATTATTGAAGCATCTCCATATACACAGAACGCATCTGTTATCTCCTTCTTAGGAGGTGGTGGTGCAGAAGTTGATGGTTCTAAAGTTAAACAACCTAACTGCCCATTCCCTGGCCTAGAACTTGATGGTACTGCTACCTTCCCGAATCAGGGTAAATCGATGGTTGCATCTGCATTCACGATTGTGTCCTTTGGTGGTACAGGTTATAAGATTACCAATGACGGTTATGTACAGTTAGTTTCTGTGTTCGTTATCTTCTGTGCAGATGGTGTTCTAGCAGAGAGTGGTGGTTATGCATCTATTACTAACTCTGCTACTAACTTCGGTATCTATGCTCTACGTGCTACTGGATACAGAGATGAACCATACATATTTGACATTGGTACAATTACAAACGTTTCTTCTACTCCTACTGGTAGAACCATATTTACAGTTGGTAACCTTGGTAGAGAACCACTAGAGCATTATGTTATTAAAATTGCTGGTCACTATAACACGAATCCAGATATTGAATTCTTTGTTGACGCTGTTGGTGCTGTTACAGTTGGTCCTCCTTTCACCGCACAATTAACTATTGATAATGGTACTGGAGATGCAGTTGATGTAACTAATACTGCTAATGGTCAGCAAATATCACCTGGATCACTAACTGGTGAGACTATTTCTCTACACAGACCATCTATCGTTAACTCCTCATCACACACTTGGGAATTTGCTGGATCTGGTACAAACTATCTTGCACTACCTGAGAACGGTGGTACTAAGACTGTTGCTAATGAGCAGGTATCTCAGAACTACGGTCGAGTTTACTGCTCAGGTACAGACGAACTTGGAGACTTTAAAGTTGGTACATTCGCACAGATTGAAAACAGAACTGGTGCTATTACCTTTACTGGTACTGTTACCATCTCTGAAGTTGAATTCTTGAAATTAAAAGGTGGAGACACTGTTGTTACTGGTTTTGACGCATCTAACACATTGGGTGGTGCTAACTCTAGTGACTCTAAACTACCTACTCAGAAAGCAGTTAGAGATTACATCACTAACAACTTAGGACCTTACATCAACAAACCATACTCTACTAACGCTGTTCCTAGAGCATTGGTTGAACTTACTGATTCTGGTAAGATTTCTGTTGATCAGATTCCAGCACTTAGACCATTTGAAGTCTTTACTATTGCTAACCAAACAGAAAGACTTGCAATCGAAGGAGCACTTGCTGGTGATATCGCTATTGAACAAGACACATCAACATCATTTATTCTTAACAATGATTTAGACAGTCAATTCTTAGGATTTAGTGTTGATACTTCATTACAGTTTACCTTAGGTGACATATTCACTGGTAGTGTATCTGGTGGTCGTATACAGGCTACTGAATATAGACAAGGTGTTGTATATACAATTAATATTAGTGATGGAGGTTCTGGTTATGCATCTCCTCCAACTATTACTATTACTGGTGGTACTCCTCAGTCTGGTTCAGTTGAAGCAAAAGCAGAAACAGTTATTGCTAATGGAGAAGTTGTTGCAATTGATATTATCACATTTAATGGATTTAAAGGTGGTAAAGGATATACCCAACCTCCTACTGTAACAATTGCTGCTCCATCAGGTAGTGGTACACAAGCAGCAGCAATTGCATTAATAGAATCTAGACTATTTGGTGATATTGTAAACAGAATTAAACTAGAAGATACAGATCAATTTGATTCTAGTGATATTCCTTCTGTTACTATCGATATTGATAGAGCAATTAACACATCTTCTAGTGATGCTAATAACTGGGTATCTCTATCATCTAACCAAATTTCTGCAACTGACATTGTATCTGGTGTTATTGAATCTGATAGATTAGCATCTGGTGGTGCTGCAAACTCCTTCACGTTCCTACGTGGTGATCAAAACTTTGCACTAGCAGTTCAGTCTATTAAGGGTGCTGAAAAAAGATACTTTGCAAAATTAACTCAGAACTTTAATAGTGGTTCTAGTGAGATGATATTCTCTACTTTACCAGAAGCACTAGTTGGTCATGAGATTCTAAACAATGTTGTTGGTATTCAACCTAATACTAATATAACTGGTGTTTTAACAACTGGTGGTTCAACAACAATTTCAGTTAACAACCCATGTACTTCATCAATTAATGCTGGTACTGTTATTGAATTTGAGCGTGGTGATTCACCAGTAATATTTGATTCTACTTATACTCAAGGTAACTTTGTTGATACCATTGTTATTTCCAACGGTGGTACTGGATTTACTAACGGTCAATTCTTTGATGTTGATTTAACTGGTGGTACTGGCACAGGACTTAAATGTAATTTAACCATCGCTGGTGGTGCCATTAATGAACTAACTGTTACTGATGGTGGTGCTGGATTTGATGCTGACTTTAACATAACTGTACCACCAATCGCAATTGGTGCAGGTTCTGGTCTGGTCTTACTTGCTAAGGTCAGCACTGTTAATAGACAGTATGCAAACGTTGCAGTTGATGTTCAGAGAGTTTCTGATCTTACTATTTCTTCTGACCTTTATGGAACTATTGGTGTTGCAAGATTTAAGAAATCTCAGTTTACTATTGGTGTATCAGGTAATGGTTCTGTTGATCTAAACGTTGGTGCTGACTCTGGTCTTGACGCTGACCTTCTAGATGGTGCTCAAGGTGGGTTCTATCTAAACTCTGGTAATCAAAATGCTGGTACTCTACCAACAGACAGACTTTCTGGTACATACAACATTAGCGTTTCTGGTTCTGCTGGTAACTCATTAAGACTGGCAACTGGTACTAACAACCCAACTTCTAACCCATCTCCTGATAACTTCGTTGGTGGTATTGTTGCTAACACTGTTAATAACAGTTCTAACCAGTTAGATGATGGTGGTGCTAAGAACTTAGTAATGACCATCAGATCAGGTGGTACAAGTTTTGATGCTTCATTCGGTGGTGTAAGACAACTTGCATTCACAGATAATAACAACATGTGGTTGCGTGGTTCTGGAACTGGTGTAACTACATTTGGTTCATGGTCATTAATGTGGAACTCCCTTAATGATGGTATTGGATCTGGAATGGATGCAGATAAACTTGATAATAGGGAAGGTACTTGGTATCAAAATGCTCTCAATATCAACGCAGGAACTTTATCTGATAATAGATTACCTGATTGGATTGATCAGACTGCATTTAAAGATAAACTTGAAATTAGATCATACAGTGGTGATAGTCGCTACAAGATCTATGTCTCAGGTCAAATTTTAAATGCTTCACCATTTACTCCAGGTAACTCAATTAACCTTTATAATGCTAACGGTCAGGGTACTGGTGTTATTGAGATTGATAACATTATTGTCAACAATGATTCAGATAATGCAAATGACTATACAATTATTATTGGTAGGTTAACAACTGGTAACTTTACTGGTGCTGAAACACTTGGTACAGCATCTGATAGAAAAGAATTCCAAGACTTCACAATTGATATTGGTAACACAATTCCTGTTGCTACTCTTGAGAGTGATGGATCTACTGCAAACTTAAGACTTGGTAGAAAGGATGGTACTGCTTCCTCACCAGGTATTTACTTTAGTTCTTCTGCACTTGCTGCAAATTATAATTCTGCAATTGTTGCTTCTGGTGGTACTGCAACTGATGGTTCTGGTTCACTTAACGTTCAGGTAGAAAATGCAGACGCATTTACTCAAAATGGATCTACTATATGGAACGCAGGTAACATTGATTTCCAGTCAGCAAACGTTGCAGATACTGGAGTTAAACGTGATGGTAACGGTGGATTCTCTGCTGGAACTATTACTCTTGACACTGCTGGTGGTGCTGAACTAATTGGTGCTGCTTCACTTAACGTTCTTAAGGAAGGAGACACAATGACTGGTGGTCTAACCATCGGTACTGGTTCTGCTTCTACACAGGGTCTATCAGTTTCTGGTGAAGTTGACTTCCTCGATACTTTAGATGTTACTGGAGATCTGAATGTTGACAGCGGTACACTCTTTGTTGATGTATCAAATAACAACGTTGGTCTTAACACAGGAACAACTCTAGTTGCTGGTCTAACATTAGACATCCAAGGTGGAACAGTTGCTGCTTTACGTCTACAAGGACATGATCAAGCTACCACCCACTTCATGTATTTTGATGGTGGTAAGAGTGAATACTTCGATAATAGCGAACATGCGATGATGTTCCTATCATCTGGAGCAACTGTAAGTACACATCCTGGCGAAGGAGCACACTGGATCTTTAATGGTAGAGCACAAGATAGAGACTTTATCTTCCGTAATAACTCTTCCAACAAACTAACCATTCAAGGTGATGGTGGTGTATTAATTGAAAACAGTGGTACTAATAAATCACTGATTACAGATAATGATATTCAAAGTAAGGCAAACTTTGTTGCTGGTGATAACAGTGATAATGCTGGTGCTGGTCTTTCACTACTAGGTGCAACTGGATTTAGAAACTTCAGAGTTGGTAACAACTTTGTTTCTGATGGCATGTTTGCTGTTGAATACTCTAGTGCTAATGGTGGTAACTCCTTTAGTGGTGGAACTATTATTGCTGGTTTCTTTGACGGCACAAATGCTAGAGTTGGTATTAACACTACCACAATGCAAGGAAATGACTCTGAAGCAAATAACCAATTAAGAACTTACGTTCTTAACGTTAATGGTGATTTTAACATCGATGGTCAACTATACCAAAACAATTCTGAATTCGTTACTTCTAGATGGACAGAATCTCCTAATGGTACTGACATTTATAGAGCATCTAAAGTTGGTGTTGGATTCACTACCGATAAAGATCCTGGATTCTCATTGGATGTTGAGGGAGACTTTAACGTTCAGGGTACTACTTACATTGGTGGAGTCAGACAGTATCAAGACTCACAGGGTATTATTAAAGCATTCAATGATACTATTCTATATGATGTTGACCTTGAAGCAAATAGTAATAGTTTCTCTAATGGTCCTATCTTTGTTGGTGCTGGTGTCGATATTGTCTTTGGTAATAATGCCAAATGGACTATCTTATAAATAACCGTGAAGATATAATATCTTAACATGACTGCAGGATCAGAACTTATTGTTGATCAAATCAATTTAACAGGTGGTCTTATCATCAAAATGATGACCACTTCGGAAAGAGATTCGTATTTTAATTCACCAGACCCAACTGGTAAAGGTGCATTAATTTATAATACAACAACACAGCAAATGAATTTTTATGATGGCGTAGAATGGACGCCAACTAAATCTGGTTATCAAGTACAATTCTAATATTTAAAAACGACAATGAATAAAATTATTGCAATAAAAGATGTTAGCACTAACACTTGGACAGTGACTAAAGAAGTTTCTGCTTCAAGAGATCTTCACGTGTCGTTTGGTTTTAAGCGTGGAGGAGAAACGGAATTTAATTTTACTAAATTTAATTTTGGAATTAAAATTTATAGAGCTACTGGTGAAAAGGAATGTATATTAAATTATAACTGGCCTATTTCAGAGGCACTTCGTCATAAGTCAAACAAAACTCCATACTTAGAAGAATTTGATTATGTGTGGGATGTAGATGCATCATATAAAATTGTGATTAGTGGTGGGGAAGAAATGTCCCAAGCACAACATGAAAGTATGTTTGCTGTTCCTAGACCAGCTGCACCATACCCTTCATGGGAATGGGATGGATCTCAGTGGCTTGCTCCAGTAGGTCCATATTCACAATCATCAACTCCACCTGAATTTCAGGTCTCTGGTTCATCTAAGGATACATTTTCTTGGGATGAATCTACAGGACAATGGAAATTGGATATCGATAGTCCAAATCCAAGAGATGCACTCAGTCTACCAGACAGAGATAAACCTGTAGGAGCATAAATAAAATAACATTGTAATAGTAACTAGGGAATAGTATGTCCACCATTACTGTAGAAAAACTTAGATTAACTGGAGCGCTTCAGGTACCAGTTTTGACGCAAGCGCAAATTAATGCTTTGTCACCCGAACAAGGTCAGATTGTGTACAACTCTGATATTAACTATATTCAGATTTATGGTCCATTTGATAACTGGGGACTGACTGATATTGGTACTGGTAATGATTTGTGGGATATTGAGAACCAAACTAATAATGGAACTAACTCAATGATCTTCAAACCATTGGTTTCTCGTGGTGAAATGGAAGGTCCAGATGCACAACAAATGGGTAGTAGTTATATGAACTCTGCTGGTGCATGGGCAGGGAACCAAAGATTTATGTATCAATCAGGATACCAAGGGTATCAAACTGTAGCTATTCCTAAAGACGGATTGTATAGAGTTGAGATTGGTGGAGCAAGAGGAGGAAAATGTTCTAATAGAGGTGTTACCATCATGTATGGTGCATCAGCAACTGGTGATTTCTATCTATCAAAAGATCAAAGAATCACTATGGTAGTTGGTGTTGGTGGTGGTGACTATTCTTCGCCTCATGGAAATGAGGCTGGTGGCGGTGGCGGGACATGGGTATATGATCAAACAAACAATAATTTACTGATGGTTGCTGGTGGAGCTGGTGGAAGTGCTGGTAACACATGGGGTACCAACTGTACTAGAGATACAAATATTGGAAGAGGACAATCTTCACTAGGTGTATCAGGTTTTACATGCAACTACAGTGTTTCTGCACCCAGTAATGGAGATGGAGGAAATGCTAATGGTAACTATCACGGCGGTGCTGGTGGGGGTTATAATAGTGATGGGGCAGGTGGTGGAACACACTGTAGTACAGCTGGTGGAGGTCAAGGATACTCAAATGGATTAGTTGGTGGTTTAGGAAATACATGTTATACTACTGGAGGTCTTGCTAACTCTGGTGGATTTGGCGGTGGCGGCGGCGGTATGTTATCTGGTCCTGGTGGTGCTGGTGGATATACTGGAGGATGTACAGCAGGACAGTGGTCTTCTTATAGCACCCATGGTGGTGGTGGAGGATCATATAATGGAGCAACAACTAATAACTCCATTAGTGCTGGTGGTAACCAAAATTCTTCTGGTGGTTATAATGGTGCTGGATATGTTATAATGACTTGGATTAGCGAATAGTGATAGAAGATCATGATATTCCACCTATGCCAAAAGAGAAGTGGATGATTTTGATGGTGCCCAGAAGGGTCAGTAAGGAAAGATATGATACGTGTCTTGAATGTGAACATTTACGCAAAACATTACAACAGTGTAAACTTTGTGGTTGTTTTATAAAAGGAAAAGTTCAATTTCAAGATGCACAATGCCCAGATGGTAGATGGGGAACTTGGCACCCTAGAAAGACTACTAAATAGTACACACACAATTTTACGTGATAACAATGACTCAAACTCCTGCTCAAACTCCCGAACAACTTAGGGAGAATTTTGATAAACAACTTGCTAATGCAGAGAAACAGATTTTAGATTTAAAAGAAAATTTAGGGAAAGCAGAAGAATATAGACTAAAACTTATTGGTGGTATTGAAACTCTCAATCTTTTAAACCCACCACCAGAACAGGAAGCACCTACAGAAACACCAGCATTATAGTGTCAGATCCCTTCTTCCTAAATAGGTAAGAAGGGATTTTTGTATGTAATGGCATCTCCAAACTCTAGATCTGATCTTATAACTTATGCTAAAAGGCAACTTGGCGAACCTGTCTTGGAAGTAAACATTGACGATGAGCAAGTTAATAACGTTATTGATGATACGTATCAGTTTTTCCAAGAGAACTGCTACAACGGAATGGAAAGGTGTTATCTAACACACTCACTGACTGAAGACGATATTACCAGATTCAAAGCTACTGTAACAACCACAACCAATGGATCAGATTGGAATGAAGCAACAAACTACATTCCAATACCACCTCATGTAACTGGTATCAGTAAAGTCTTTGGATTAGTAAGTAACTCAATTCGTTCTAATCTCTTTGGTGTTGAATATCAATTATATTTGAATGATCTCTATGCATTTGGATCAATTGATATCCTCAATTACTTTATGACTAAACAGTATCTAGAAACTCTAGATATGGTTCTGAACAATGGATCATTCCAACAGTTCAGATTTACAGCACGTCGTGATCGTTTATATCTTGATGTGGATGCTGATTTCTTAGCAACAGATAAGTATCTACTGATTGAAGCACATCGTATGCTTGATCCTACAGATGCAACCGAAATGAATAATGATGTATTTGTGAAAAGGTATGCTACTTCTTTAATGAAGAAACAATGGGGTCAGAATCTAATTAAGTATAACAATGTCCAGTTACCTGGTGGTGTTACTCTTAATGGAAGAGAACTATATACAGACGCATTAGCAGAAATTGAGAAAATCGAAAGCGAAGTTCTCAGTAAGTATGCAATTCCACCAATGGATATGATCGGATAAAATGCCTACAAGTCCCTATTTTCCAACATACTACCAAGGTCACAGTGGCGAACAAAGTCTCGTACAGGATCTTGTGGATGAACAAATCAAGTTGTTTGGTACAGATATATATTATATCCCTAAAACCGTCCTAGCAGACAGCACTTTGGATGAAGTTAGATACACAAAGTATCAAGAACAATTCCAAGTTGAAATGCTTCTACAGAACGTTACAGGTTTTGGAGACAACGCAGAGTTCATCAGCAAGTTCGGTCTTCGTATTACAGACGAAGTAATGTTTCGTGTGTCCACTAGAAGGTGGGATGAAGAGGTAGCTGATCATAATCCTACTCTTACTGTTGACAGTAGACCCAATGAGGGAGACTTATTGTACTTCCCATTAACAAAAGATATTTACGAAATCAAGTTTGTTGGTAAGGAAGAACCATTTTTCCAGTTTGGTAAGATCCAATTTTATGCTATCACTGCTGAAATCTATGAGGTTGGTAGTGATGACTTTGATACTGGAATCGCAGAGATTGATTCAGTTGAACAACTCTTTGACAATTCTATCAAACTAGTAATGGATCCTGGTGGTACAGGAGACTTTACTGTAGGTGAGGAAGTTGTTGGTGATGAATTCCTAGCAAAAGCTTCATCAACTATTACAGGTGATGCTGTAAGTGCCATAACTATTACAGACGGTGGTGCTCACTATAAAGTTGCTACACCACCAACAGTTACTATTACAGGAGGTGGAGGAAGTGGAGCAACAGGGACTGCGACGGTTAGCAGCTCAGGCATCGTTAATGGTATTACTATTTCTAGCGGTGGGTCAGGTTATACATCTGCTCCCACTATCACTATTGACTACAGTCCTAAGGACAATAGAGCAGAAGTCAAGTCATGGGATAGTGCAACCAGATCACTCTCGGTTATTAACAGAACAGGAACCTTTACTACTGCTGAAGTAATTACTGGTCTAACTTCAGGTGCTACGTGGAGTCCAGAAACATTCGATACTCTAAATAACGTCAGCAGCAGTTACGATCAAAATAGAGAGATTGAAGACGATGCTGATAATATAGTGGACTGGTCTGAGACTAATCCATTTGGCGAATTTGGTAATTTTACAGGTAGTATCTAATGTTAGGATCACATTTTTACAATCAAATTGTTCGTAAGAACATTATTGCATTTGGTACACTCTTCAATAATCTAACGTTGAAGAGTACAGATCCCGCTGATGGTACTGTATTAGAAGAACTTAAAGTTCCTCTAGCATATGGTCCTAAGCAAAAATTTATAGTTAGATTAGAAGAAAATGCTTCTAGTAGAAAAGTAGCAATTACTTTGCCACGTATATATTTTGAGTTGACTGGAATTGATTATGATCCTATTCGTAAGACATCTCCTCTTCAAAAATATAAAACTATTATTGCTGATAATCAAGATGAAGTAAGAGTACAGTATGTTCCTGTTCCTTATAATATGAGTTTTGAATTAGGAATTATTGCAAAGTCACAAGATGATGCTTTGCAAATTACTGAGCAGATATTACCATACTTTCAACCATCATTTTCTGTGACTCTTAATATGATTCCAGATATGAATGAGAAAAGAGATATTGCTATTGTTTTAAATAATATTTCCCATGAAGATGCATGGGATGATAGTTTTTATGAACGTAGATATATTATCTACACTTTGAACTTCACTATGAAGTCTTATCTTTATGGTCCATACAGCACTTCTGATATTATCAAGAAAGCAATTATTCATGAAACATTGGGTGATGCTGCAGTAAACCGTAGAACTATTACAAGAACGTATACACCCAAAGCAACTACAGATATCAACACAGATGGTGTCATCGATGTTAATGATGATGCACTAGTTGATGCTGGTGATGACTTTGGATTTAATGAAGGAATTGAATTCTTATGAATACTCTAGAAGATAATATGGAAGACATGCTTAACATTAGTGCTGAAGTCTCTAATGTACCTGAAGGTGGTTGTGCTACCAGAAAGGATCAACTTAAGGATGTCACTGAAGATAGAGAAAAAGATTATGAATATACTCGTGGGGAATTATACTCACTCATAGATAAGGGTCAGGAGGCAGTACAAGGGGCGTTAGACGTTGCTCAGGAGTCAGGGCACCCAAGAGCATATGAAGTCGCTGTAGCGGCAATGAAACATGTCGCAGACATGACTGATAAACTTGCGGATTTACATAAGAAAATGAAAGACCTAGATGCAGAACAAAAAGGTCCCAAAAACGTTACTAACAATGCAATGTTTGTAGGTTCTACAGCAGAGCTACAGAAAATGTTAAAAGAAATGGGCGGTGGAAAAAGATAAAAGTTCATAAATAATAACACTTAGACCAACAACTTGCTGTGAGATTAAGGCAGGGAGGTCATAAGTGCAGAATTTTAAACTACTATGGATATCAACAAGGAACTCACCGAAGTTCAAAAAAAGATAGACGATATTAAAAAAACTCAAGAAAATTTACAAAGACTTCAAGACCTGCAAGATAAACAAAACAAAAATAAAGGGTTGAAACCATTCAGTCATAAGTACGAAATGATTTGAAAGGATAACATATTGGTGTAAAATTAAAAATCACACCTATAATTATTCATAGTTGTTTAATAGCACTATGAGACTTAACGAGAATGATGTTGCTCGTCTGGTAACTTCCTGTAAGTTATCTCAAGAGACTACTGGTTCTGAATATATTTGGGATGAATATGAACGCATCATAGAAAAGTTACATAAACTATGCGAACAAGGAAATTGTTCTATAAAACCTTAAGCAAATGAAACTAGGAGTCATGTGTTCTGGTAACGGAACCAATTTTGAGAACATAGTTACCAATCCTATATGTAATAAACACGAAGTTGTGTTAATGATACACAACAAGAAGAAATGTGGTGCAGCAAAGAGAGCAGAGAGATGGGGGATTCCCCATTGCTATGTCAGTCATAAAGAAGAAGATCAAATGATTCAACTCTTCAAAGCTTGGAGGGTAGATCTTATAATTCTTGCAGGATACATGAGAGTATTGAAGAAACCATCCGAATTTCCTGCTCCTATCATTAATGTACATCCTTCATTACTACCAAAGTATAAAGGATTAAATGTAGTTGAGAGAGCAATGGAGGCTGGTGAAGAAGTAACTGGATGTACTGTCCATTATGTCAATGAGGAATTGGATGGTGGAGAGATAATCAAGCAAGGTGTGGTTCCTATATTACCTGACGATACAGTGGAATCATTAACAAAAGCAATTCAAAGAATGGAATATGGGATATTGCCAGCAGCAATTGAGGAAATTAAAACACTGTCTTTGAGCCAACACATACTTGCGTAATAATACCTATATGGTATAATAAATAACTGAAGTATGGGATTGAAAGAATCATGCCCCTAACGCAACAAAGACATTATACTGTCGGTTATCACGACGGTCAACAGCATCATCACGAGATATGTGAATATGCCATGAGTGCATATGATGCAATAGAACACAGCAAAGAGGATGTTTCTTATCTAAAGGAGCATCCTCATTTTATTGACTATGCAACGGTGACGAAATGAGAACTATAACTAAAAACAAGCACGAGATCATGTGGTGGATGAGTAGAATCACCATCATGGGAACATCTCTAGGTTTAGCAATAAGACTTGCTGCAGAAGCATATGTCTGAGGTGGTTTGGTCAATCAATATAATGATTGCTATCCTACTCGTTGCAGTGGGTATTGTGATCTACTACATATTCATGTACGATGAATTATGGCCAAATGGGAGCGATGACACCACCAAGCAGAAAGAGCTGCTACAACTTCCGAGTAACGGAGATTAACCGTGTTCTTGACGGCGATACTATTGATGTCACCATTGATCTTGGGTTTGACTTATTCAAGAAAGAAAGAGTTAGAGTTGCAGGAGTTGATACGCCAGAGAAGAGAACAAGAAAC